AACTACGGACGACCGAGAGAATCTGATCCCTCTGTTCACTGCCAAGCGCAAGGAACTGCGGGGTGAATAGTGGAAACTACAATCGCAATCCTGTTCGTAGCTTGGTTAATCTACGACGTTATCTGGTGGTCGATATGCGACTACTACCGAGACTTTAAACAATGGAGGTCACGTAATGGCTGATCTAAATATCATCGCGCTGAGCGGGAACCTAACTCAGGATCCTGAACTTAAGCATACTTCCAACGGAACGCCACTGTGCAAGGGACGCATGGCAAACAACGGCTTCGGTCGGGATAAGCCCGCTATGTTTATTGACGTTACCTGCTGGGGCAGGGACGCCGAGTACATGGCTAAGAACTGCAAGCGAGGGACAACAATCCAAGTCTCTGGTCGCCTGGAGAGCAACAGCTACACCGACAAGAACGGGAACAATCGAACCTCGTTCTCGATCAACGTGAGGGACCTGTACGTAAAGAGGGCGCCTGCTACAGATAGTTATGAAGAGTTCGCAGACCTATCTCCGAGCACAACTAACAAGTCAGGATTCAGTGGCGTCGAAACCCTACCTGAAGATGGGATTCCATTCTGATGAACGTACTAGGAATCGACCCCGGTTTCGCCTCGATGGGTTGGGCTATCATTTCCTTCGGGGATGATGGTCCAGCCTGTCAGAGTGCGGGACTCATCAAAACCAAGCGTGACCCTATACAGTCCAAGCATGACGACAACCTGTACCGAATCCAGAAGATTGCTCAGAGCCTGGAGAGAATCGAAGGTTTGTTCGCTCCGTCCTTCGTGGCATGCGAGGCGATGTCGTGGACAAGGCACGCCAACGCTGACCGGGCTGTTGCTATGGCATGGGGGGCAATCGGAACCGCTTTGCTCGAAGTACCCATTATCCAGATTTCACCAGTCGATGTAAAGGACAGGCTCTGTGGGATGAAGACGGCATCAAAAGCCCTGGTCGAAGAGAGGGTCATTGACCGCATAAAAGGAGCGGGTGGCTGGCTGGATAGAGTAGCGAAGACCCAACGCAATCACGTTGCTGATGCTATGGCTGTGGCTCTGGCGTGCAGTGAGCACACCTCATTCAAGATGGCTCGGAGGATGCTGAGAGATGAGAGTTAGCGAGTTTGTACACCGGGCATGTATTGCCTGCGGTAATATTTACTTCGGACCTATCAAGTGCAGTGAGTGCGGAGAGCCAGGTGAGCCGCTCATTTTCTTTGGGGGCAAAGAAGAGAGCCCTATGAACGACGACCATGAGCAAGCACCTAAACTTTAATGATCCAGAGTATGTCCCTTGCAGGACGTGCCGAGATCGAAAGCACATACAAACTGAACTAATAAGAACCTCAAGGAAACTAGAGAGACATGAGCAGCGACACGAAGAACAAATCACGGACCTCAAAGAGACAATCAAGGCGCTCAGGAAAAACGCAAAACAGCGACGTGCAGAACTGGATAAACAAGAGGCTGAAATCATCTACCTACGAAAGCAAATCAGATCTCTCGTGTATAGCATTGAATCAGGTAGAGATGGACCTAGTGTTTGAGGCAATTGAAAGCGCCATAAGGATTACTGAGAAGATGGAAGGGGACATCAAGGACTTTGCGTTGCCGATGTTCCGAGACCTGCGCCAGAGGTTTGCTCAAGCCCCATAAAACAAAGGACCCCGTTCGGGGTCCCCTGTAGGAAAGGAAAGGTGGACAACCAAGAACCACCTATTCCCTTATACGCTGATCATTTATATTTATTCAAGTTCACAGAATCATAAGAGAAATCATGCCTCACAACCCAGGAAATATGCCCTACCAGCCACCGCAACTGCGCCAGTGGAACAAGGTGGGAGCACATCGAGCCGTTGAACGCTGCATCACACCCACGGAAAGGGGGAGGTTCAAAGTTCAGATATGGGACGGGGAGAGGCGTAGGTACATCGGCATTTACGACGACATCGAAGAAGCCAGAGAAGAGCGGGACAAGTTCGAGGCACAGATGCGCCCTGTAGATGGACGCAGCCGCAAGTAGGGCTACTGGTTTCTTCTGGCTTCCAGAGCAGCGTAGTGCTGACGCATTTCACTGAGACCTGTGCTCACTGCTGCGCCCACCCTCTCGATCTTCTCGTTCACATCGTGGAGGCCCTGGACAGTGTTGTCGAGGTTGCTTGTCACCCCTTGGAGCAGGGTGTCACGTTCCTGATTGTAGCGCTCGACCACGCCATCATACCGAATGCGGATGTCTTCTTCTTTCTTGTCGCAGCGGTCCTGCATCTCTCGGAGTTGCTCCTGAAACGAGGTGATCAACTGCTCTCGCTTCTGAGTTTCCTTGATATACAGCCATGCCACGAAGGCAGCAGAGATGCCCAAGGGTCCGTACGATTCAATGATGCTGACCCATGTGGGGTCCATCAGTATCCCCCGACTCTCCTTTGAGCGACTTTCTTTGCCTTATCAGCAGTACGCATAGCAATAGCAACTGCCTGTTTTTGTGGTTTTCCTGCCTTCACCTCGGTTGAGATGTTCTTCTTGATGGTCTTCTTAGAGTAACCCTTTTTCAAAGGCATCAGGATGTCCCCTTGGCTAAACCATGACGGCTGTACTGCCTGCCGGCCCTGGTGGCCGCTCTCTTAACGGCCGAAGCCCTGGCTAACTTTCGTCTACCCTTCTCTGTAGACTTGAGGCGCTCACGCTTCTCCTTGGGCAGGTACACGCTCTTGCCCTTCTTCCCAGCGTAGCCCCAGTCCTGCTTGCTCCACTTACTGAGCGAGGTCTTGCCTTTGGCACCGCTGTAGCCGCCACCACGCTTCTTGTAGATCTTAGTGGCAAGTTGCATGGCTCGGGCGGAATGCTTGCCACCCATTCGAGCCTTGGCTACCCGCTTCGCTTCTTCCCAGAGTTTAGGCTTGGTCTTTGTTGCAGTCTTAGCCACGCTTCACCCGCTTCTCGGCTATGCTCTTAGCCCTCTTCAATAGGTTGCGACCCTTCTCTGCAATACGACGAGCAGCAGCCTGCGTAGTCGGTACAGGCTCTCCCCATGCGTTTGCCTGGAGGGCGTGCCGGGTGGGTCTACCCTTGTCGTCCTTCAGGGGCTTGGCTTTGCCGCCATAGTGACGGACTGCCCAGCTTCCCTTGCGGCGCATCTTCTCAGGTGTATCAGCGGCACCCTTGACCCCAGGCTTGAGGTTGGCACCCTCGGTGCGCTTGAAGTGAGCCCTACCCGCAGCGGTCAACCCGCCCTTGGGATTCTTGTGCTCCTTCTTCATGACTCACCACCTCCACTTGAGTCCTGCCGTTGCTTGCCAGTTTGGGTCTTGTCCCCACTCACCTGTTGCCAATAACCCCGCCGTAAGATCGAGTTTCTTATCAAGTCGGTGACGCAGATCAGCAGAAGCACTCCACCTATCAGTGTTCCCGCCGAGAGAAAGATCAAGCCCCCCGGATTCATCGTCAGCTAGAACTAGGCTTCTGGCTGATCGGATGAGGGGGCCGGGGAGTTTCCCGATGCAGCCTCAACCGCAGCACGCTTCTGCTTAGCCACGTCTTCGAGGGAGATGCCCATGACACCGGCCACAGCACCCAAGGAAGAAGCGATGATCGCCTCGGTAGGCAGGCTGGGGAAGAAGTGCTTAGCCAGGATAGGCAGCACAGCAGCCAGGATCGACAGCCACAGTTTGCGGCTCTTCATCTTATCAGACATCTTATTCTCCACTCAGAACTGCGACGAGTTCTGCTTTACGCATATCAGAGTAGCCCTCGATCCCACGCTCACGGCACAGGTCACGGAGTTCACGCACCAGCATCGAGGCGTAGTCTACTTCCTCTTCTTCGGCACCTTCGATCGTCAAGCCTGCCTCTGCCGCAGCAGCAGCGGGACTGTCGGCACTAATCACCCAGCCCTGAGCGCCGATCTGACGCAGAAAGAAGTTGAAAGACTCACCCTCGACCACGTTGTGGGTGCCAGCGTCAGCACAGACGGTAGCTTTGCCGCCCAGCTTCCACATGTATTCCTTCTTAATAACTCCGTAGATCTTCATGGCTTCTCCTACTTAAACCAGACAACGCTGTAAGTGCCGGTATTAGCAGCAGCAAAGACGTGAATCTCTGCGTCATCTGCTACCGGGAACTCAAGGGACGCACCGGGCTCAACAAGGATGCCCTTAGCTGTACCAGAGCCAACACTGCCGACCCGGATATTGATCGGACCCAGGTTGCTGATGATGCAATACTTCCCCTGCACCGTAACCTGCTCGAACGTATTGTTCGGGGTGGTATCGTCGTTGATCGTTACTGTGTCGCCACCCCAAACAAAGTTATTGCGGATGACTCGGCTGTTAATATCCATCTTTACGGTTCCTCATTCCATTCAGGCTTTGCTACTTCCTCAAGTGCTTCAGCATGTGTTAACTGTGTACACCCAGTCGGAACCGGGTCTAGTTGCGTTAGTCTCTTGGTGATACCTTTGTCATCAGATGACAACCGGACCCAAGGCGTTTCTGTGATAGCCTCTACAGCATCCTTCGGCCCAAGGTAATAGTAATGAGGCGGGTAACTCATCCGTTCCTGCCAATCACGATACCTGCATTGCGAGCAATCTCGTCAGTCGTAAGGTGCCTGGTCCATGCTCTAAATGTATCCAACTCGCCTGGAAGAAAAGAGTTCTTAAGAGAGTCACAGCCCAGAAAGAAAGCACGCTGTTGCGCTACTACTGCAAGAGCATGCGGTCCCACATTAAAAGTAATAGTACCAGTTCCTGTATAATTAGATCCGAGCATACTGGTATCACCAAAGCTAAAGCTATTCGCATCTATCCTTGAAACTGGAAGCGTTTGCCCATTAAGCATGGTTCCCCAAGGGCCAGCCGCCAGTCCTGAAAATGTAACCCAATTGCCCGTAGCAAGACCGTGCCCCGTGCAGGTAACTACGCCAGGGTTTGCTGCGGTAATGCCTGTAATAGTTTTAGTTTGGCCCTTGGTGTCCCCAACCTCAACACCATCTTTGTACACAATCGCATACCCGCCAGGAGATGCATTTGTAATAACCCAGTTAACAGCAATATGAGTCCACTTGTTTAACTCAAGCGTTGAGCCCATAGAAATGTCCCAACCAAAAGAACCATTATGAATATACATACTCAACGTAGAACCATTGGGTCGAATAACAACGTTGTAATTCCAACCCATCCACTTTTTAAAACCGGTTAGGTTCGAGGGTCTAAATGCAGCTTCAAAGCACCGACTTGCTGTAAAGTAACCGCCACCTAAGTCAGTGTAAGCGGAGATCGGATTGGTGGCAAAATTGGAGTAATTGCCGTTTAAGACGCCTGGGGAAGCAAGCCCCTGACCTGAGCCTGAATGATCATTAACACCGTCAAAGACAGGCCAGTCCCCAGCAGACATAACCATGTTGCCATAATCAATATCGACACCAGTTAGGTTCGCCAGGTTGTACCATTTAAGGTTGTCACTATCCCCAGATGCACGCTCGAAACGCAGACCTAGATCCCCATTAGTCAAAGGACGCTTGCGATTTAAACTTCTGCGCCTGGGCATCACCACCTCGCCTTCGTTGGGCGGATGTCATAATGCACGAATGTGTCGTATAATCCAAGGCCACCTTCGGGTATGCGAGTAGAACGAACAAGGTCCTCGATGGCTTCGTGTAACTCGTCCGGGGACAAACCCCGTGGCTTCAGATCGGCAGCGATACCCAACTTGTGCTTAGACTGGGGGGCTCCACCCACCCGCTGGTTGTGGGATGGGCACCTGTATGCGCTGTTTATCTTGATAGGAACGTTGACCAGATCACGAATCTGCTGGAGCACCCAAGCCAGGTGACGGGTAGCAGCAGGGTCGGGCGGCTCACCAGAGCAGCGACCGCACTTGCAGTAGAACTCTTGAGGCCGGAAGTTCTTAGGGTATCCGTCGCTCACTTCTTAGCCCCCTTCATAATAACTTGCCTTAGCTCAACTATGGACTTCTTGATTTCCCTGTATTCTTTTTTGGCTGCCTGGTTCATTCGGCGATAACGATCCATGCCGTCACTGTATTGCTCTCGGTCTATTGTGCCATCTTTGAGTTGTCTTTTCAGTCTTCGTTTCTCGGCTGCGGCAGTTTCATTTATAGTTTTGTTAACCCTATCTAAATATTTGTTAAACATATTGTCTTTGCCAGACAGCGCAATAGGCTTCCAAGCTATACCAAACAGGTGACGAGTAACAAACTGCCCCATGTCTTCTGGGGCACGAGGATGATTGTGAGTATTGCGAAGAGCGCTGCTGTACTGACCATCCCTGACGAAAGTCTCCATGGCTAGATCCATGGCTCTACCTGCCGTTGCGGTACCGGCTCTTCCGAGAGGCACCATCAATGGTAACAGATACCTACGAACAATTTCAGGGTTACTATCTTTCTGCCCTCGAATGTTCGGCTCGCCGCCAATTGTTCTAAATCCTGTTGAGACGCCCTTCCATATATCCCCCAAAGCACCACCCTCAAGACCAACAAGGCGGAGTGCCTGAGACCCGCTCATTAACTCACCACGGCGATCCATTGCGAGCAACTTGTCTCGCTCAGAGTTGGGTGTAAATCCAGGCAGCAAGCTGGCAACTGTTGCACCCGCCCTCATCACATTCATAGCTGGACCTGCAAAGTTCATAGAGTCAACATCATCAACACCGATGAGAGTGGGATCACCTAGAGCCGTATACAACTGCACCCGTGGCATAGATGGATCATACGCTAGTACCTGATCTAGCACGTCTCGGTTTTCCATCATTGTTGACCGTATGCCGTTAAGAATAAGGTTGCGATTAGCAGTCTGAAAAGCAATCTGCATACCCTGTCGAATCATAATCTCAGGATTGCTCGACCTAATGAGTGGTTGTGGACTGATTGCTCGGGCAAGAAGGCTGCGCCCTCCAATACCCATAGCCTTCCATGCCCATGTGAGAAACGGAGAGGCAAGACTCAATGGCCCCGCAGCACGGAGCGCCTTCAGTGCGCCGGGTACTTGGGCATAGTCAACAAACAGATCCATAGCCCTGTTTCTGGCCGTGGCGGTAAAGGCTCTATCTAATCTTTCCCTGCCCTTGCCTACAAACCTCCCGCCTCTTGAGAGCCGATCTTTGCCAATAAAGATGTCGCCAGACGCATCCTTGCGAATACGTGTCTTAGTGATACCTGAAGTCTGAATATCCATAGACTGGCCCGGCTTTAAGTCATCGAGCGATCGGTACAGATCACGCATAGACTTGGCTGCTTCGTCGATCTTAAATATCTGATCACCCCAACGATAGCCCTTGGCTGCTCGCTCACGGAGACGATCCATGACTCTTCGACCAGGCACCTTCATTCCAGGCTGAACAACATCCAGCAAGCCGTACCCAGCTACACTGTCAATCTCCACCCCAACGAGGTCACTGTCGATTAGTTTCATCTCGTCGATCGACTCGTAAATGCGCTGGTCTCGATTGCCGCCTACTTGGTTTAAGTCTTTCTTCCGACGAGCACCCTTACCACGCCTCCAACCAATATAGTTCTTCGTTTCTCTAGCTGCTCCAGCCAACAAAGACGCCGGGTCAACACCCCGTCGAATAGCCTGCAAACTTACGTTCGACATGAAGTTATTAAGATGAACAGCGGGGTTCATCACAGTAAGATTCATCTTCATGTAGGAGTTTAACCTGCCCCAGAAGCTGAGCATATTCATGTTGAACCTGTTAGCCCAGGCATCGGTAGCCCTAAGACCGTCTGACAAGTACCTTGTAGCGTTCGGATTGGCCGATGACTCCCTGATCGCCTTAACCATTTCATCTGCGCCACGACGAGTGATCGTACCAGGGGCAAGGTTCCAATCTTCATTGATGAGACGTGTTAGTTCAGCCGGAGACAAACCCTCGTTATTGAGTATCTCTTCTCCGTACTTGCGAAGATCCTCAGCCATTTCACGCACAATGTCGGGCATCATGCTGCGCTCTTCGTCCGTAAGTTTACGCCCCAAGCGCTTGGCAATCGAGTTCTCTAGCTTATTGTTTCTGAGGCCCGAGTCTAGTGCGCCAATCAGAGCGCTGGGTTCCATGCCACGAAGAAGGGTTTGGTTTATAGAGTCACCCTGAATCATTCTGCCGGCAGCCATTGCAAAAGCGTAGTCTTCTGGACTAAGGTCTCCGGTTCTTGCTAACTTCTTTTGCTCATCGGTGAGGAACTTCATTGCCTCACGATCCATGGCCCGCTGCCTAGATCGAACAGCAATACGGCTTTCTAGGTTAGCAAACTCATCTACAATCAGGTCAGACTGAATCCTGCGGGTTTGTTTGTCCCCAAGTTCACTTAGGGCATCATCGACTAACTGCTTTAAGTTCAAGCCAGATACGGGACGATTTAACATGTCCGATAGATCTATGACTTGGAAGTCGATGTTCTTAGATGCTTGTTCCAAGGCGGCCATCACTTGGGGTTCGTACTTAGCTCGATTTTTTCCGCTGCCTTCGAGTATCTTTTTGGCAACTGCTGCACGGACTGTCGGAGATGCCAAGATTGCTGGTCCGCCCTGCACAATGTCTGCAAGGTTTGACCGTACTGCACTCTTAGCATTATCGCCAAATCCAAGATCGTCTAGTAGGACATCAAGACGATCGCCTAGATCTTTTGCCCTTGGGGATGCAAACTGAGGCTGAACAGCTTCTAGTGCAACTGCGTCACCAGATAGTTTTATTTGTCTCTGTTGCGGTCCTACAATATTCCCAGTTTCTGCTTGCTCACGAGCCAGGCCCTCTGCAATCGCCTTTACCTTGGAGACATCTCTCGCAGCATCGTCACGAAGATCTCGAACAGCACGCTCCATAGCCATGCCACGCTGCGCTGAGGTGTGAACAACCAGTCTCCTTACCTTGGCTGCTGCCTCGGCAAAGCCAGGGCTGTTCATGCCAACACCGTAAAGAGTGCGAACCAAGGGAGCTATTGCTGCCATCTCTCCAGGCATTCCGATAAGCATGCCGTAGCCAAAACCCTTAGCTGATGCCCCCGTAACATCTCCGACCGTTAGGCGACCCTCTCCCTCCTTCAGGCGCTGGACACCTGGGGCAGGCTCGTCTCCGCCCTTAATTAATTCTGTCCGCTTCCTAGTCTTGCCTTTTAAGCCGGGCACCTCCCAAGCGCCTGCCTTCTGCATTGCGGCCGCCAACTTAGAATACCCAGGGACAGAACTTAAAGCCTTCATTGCTCCTAGTCCTTGGAGCGCAGGCACCAGTCCGACCAGGGTCATAACAGTCATGCCAGGAGTCGCTTCTATAGTTTCTACAGGAGCCTTCATGAGACCCATAAGGATTCCACTCGTGCCGCCAACTGTTCCACCAACTAGATTGCGAGCTAGTTTTCGGCGCTGGTCATACGCTACATCGAGATACTTATCCCAGTCTTCTAGCTCTTTCCGCTCGGATGGGGGCACCGTGGTGAATACAATTTCCTTAAACAACCCAGGAAAGGCACGGGCGATGTCGTTCACGTCCTTAACCAAGTTATCAAAAGTGCCACGCCCCATACGCAAACGAGAACGTATGATCTCTGCCTGGTCCTCCTGAGATTGCGCTACGGAGTTGCTCTTAATCTTATTTTGAGCAGACTCTAGCCTCTTAACCAAGCCTTGGCTTTGCTCAAACAGCGGGGTAAGTAGCCTGTCCTTTTCCTCGTTTGTTAGGTCTTTAGAGTTCTTGATCCTATCGAACTGCTCGTTGAGGGGTTTCAACTGAGCGTTGATTTTATTAGTTTGCTTTGCGTAATCAAGCACCTGACCAGGGTACATAGCAACGTCGGCCACACCCTCCGCCGCACCGTGTGCTGCACCAGCTAACCCGTAACCGAAACCAGCTATACCCTTGGCCCCAACCTCAAGAACGCCCGGTTCCTCTTCGGTCTCAACTGCGGGAGCAACTGGCTCTTGGGGTGGGGGATCAACTACTCTAGGTGCGGGCGCTGCCTCGTCAGGCGTAGTATCAACTTTTGCAAAATTTAGAATGTCCTGATCTAAATCTTCCTCAGTTATCTCACGATTAAATTTGTTCGACAGAAACCTGCGGGCAGCAGTTTCATCCATGGCACCACTAGATGTAATGCCAGTGATTGTTTCTCTTAGGGTCGCCATGTTTACCGAGGTTTAGCTTGCTGACGCAACGTTTCTGGAGTTTCTAGTTGATTTGTGTCCCATAGGTTTTTTAGGTACCCACCAGGGTCGTTTTCAGAAACATAACTGAGAAGTGCTACCACGTCCTGATAGGGGATTCTTCTTGGGTTATTGTAGTCCTCTACACTCCTATTCCTAACACCTGCGCTCTTCGCAAACTTAGTGAAGTGCTCTTTAAATAACTTCGTATTTTGGTATACAGGAAGAAACAAATCCAAAATTTCTTTCTCTGATAGAACTCTGAGAATCCTTGCTTCCTCTTCTCTCTGTTTTTGTGCAGCTTGCTTTTTGGCTTCCCTTACCAAATCCTCGGCCTGTTTCTTGCTTCTTGCCTTCGCTTGCTCTGCTGCGATTTTTCGACCCCTCCTGACAGTTAAAGACTCGCCAGACAGAACACGCTGTTCTGCTAACTTGTCCCATAGTCCTGGGTTGAAATTGCGGGCCGCCTGATCACCCAGGGCACCCAGTTGTGAAGCCTGTTTTCTCAAGTCGTCTAGTTCTGCTGACTGCTTCGTGTAACTTGTTCTGGTATCAAAGTCTCCAAGCGCCTTTCGTGCCCTGTCAGCACGCTTCTTCACTTGTTGAAATGCGGCGTCATCGATTAAGGCATCGTCCAGTGACTTCTTCGCTTCTCTCTCTTCTGTTTCTGCAACATTAACTAGATCTTTCAACCTGCGGTACTCAGCACGGTTTGCCTCAATAGCAGTGCTGCGAGAACTGATTTGCTTCTTAATTTGACTGACCGCCTCGTCGGTACGCTTAATGAACAGGTTTCTACCTCGATTGCCCGTGCCCTTGGTGCCGCCAAGCAGCTTTTTCTTTTCTGCTTTTACCTTATCAGTTTGCGACTCCCTCAGTTTAGTGCCTGCCCGGTAATAATCCGCCTTAGCTTTATCGAGATCGCTCACAGGCTTCGGAGCAGCCTTGAGTTTCGGGAATAATCCCATGATCTCCTTGCGGAATCGATCCTTGTGAGCGCCAGTGAGGAGATCGCCAATGGTACGGGGTGGCACCTTGACTAGATCCATGGCGCTCAACACCATCTTCACTTCTTCCTCAGTGTCCGCAAACTTCGCTGTGGCTCTCATGAAGTCCATATCACCACCGAACTTATCAAACCCAGCGTCGGCAACAGCCTTCTCAAATCTCATAGCCTTCGTGACAGGTGGCGCTTCAGGAACATTAGCCTCGAACCTCGGCGCAACCCCAAGAGACTCATCAGCTTCGGCTGGCTGACGCGTATCAACAGGTTGCTCTTCTGCTTGTGCAGGTTGCGGCGCTGCGGGTGCAGGTTGCGGCGCTGCGGGTGCGGGTGCGGGCTGCTGCGCTGCCGCTTCGTTTTTCCTATCAGCCTCTCTCTTTGCTAGTGCCCTTCTGGTTTTGCGCCCAAAAATTCCTGGACCTGTCTTCCAATCTTCTGGGCTTAAATAGGGCTTTCCGTCGCTACCCAGGGTGCCTGCCAACTCCACTTGTAAATTATACGTCTCTGTTGTTGCCTGTGGGCTCGTTGCCATTGGCGGCAACCCACCACTAAACGCAGATGCTCTGGTTGCTGCCTCCGAGAATTTTTCGCTTTCTGGCGAGCGGGCTTTTGCAAAACGAAGTGAATCGTATGCTTCCTCTGACATGGGTTGGGGTTGTGCTAATTGCGGTGTTCTAGTGAGCCCTGCCTTAGCACCCTGACCAGGGGTGCCCTGCATCACAAGGCTACCAACTCTTTTAGCTGCAATTTCCTGAGCCGGCGTAGGCTGCGGAGTAATCCCATCCCCCTTTGGCTCTTTGTCCTCCTTCATAAAATACTTAGACACAGCTTCTGGGATTGGTATTGAACCAATCAGCGAAGCGGTCTGTGCAATACCTCTAGGACTAAGGTACTGCCGAGCTAGACTCTCATCGATTGGAACCCGCTGTGGTAGATTGCGACGCTCAATCTTCGGATTGAATACGCCACCGCCAGAAATAACGCGTCCCATTTACACGTCCTCCCGACCCGACTCAATCTCGTCAGCACGGGCAAGTAGAGCAGTGCGCGCATAGGGTGTCTTAGCACTAGCAGCTAGCCTGCGTGCTTCCTGCGCTGTCTTCCTCTGTTCTCCGATGACGCCAGATGATTGAGCAAACACATTTAACTGCTGGTTTAGCTCCGCCAACTCCCCAACAGCATCAGGTGTTGCTTCGGCCTCAAGCTGTAGTGCTTCCAACTCCCTCTTCTCTGCTTCAACATCCTGCTGGCCGGCTGCCTGCGCTCCTCTTACCCTGAACGCAGCAACATCCTGAGCACGCTTCCGACCTGCTTGCTGAACAGCACCGATTCGAGCCCCGCTTACAGGGCCTGAGTCAAGCTGCGCTGCGAGTGCTTCCTGGGATTGCCGAGCAAAATCCTGAGCCCCCTGCTCAATAGCCTGCCTTGTTGCATCAGCACTTCTCCTGCTTGCCGCCGAAACACGTCTGGCCTGCTGGATGCCACGCTCACGCAAGGCCCTTTGGCGCTCAAGTTCCTTTTCTCTCATCCCAGAAAAAGCCACACCGCGCCCAACGGCGCGTGCCATGTCGCTTTCCAGTTCTTCCAAGTTAGTGGCCATAACTACCTCACGCTAAATGCTTTTTGCCGATGATAAATACCCAATGACCGCCGTGACCGACAATCGCCCCATTGTTAGGGTAAGAACTACCGGTCCCCATACCTGAAGCATCTTGGATATTCCAGCGTACCTCGATAAACTGCTCCCGACCAAAGTTGGCGGCGGCACTACTGTTTGTACCTAGAGCCTGTGCTGATCTTGTAGATTCTTTGCTATCAGTCTGACCTACAAAATACGGGTGCCCCTGATTGGCTCCCCCCGTAGTAACCGAAGGGTACCCCTTGCTTGAGGCCGCACCGGCCACGTAGGTGATTGGAATAGCCATTAGATCCCAAGTATGGCCAGTGTTCCCATCGCTGCCAATCTGATCGATCCTGACAGCCGCTATACTTGTGGCGCTGTTGTGCTGCCATCCACCAAGAGCTACCTGGCGATACTCTCGACCATCAGACCTTAGACCGTTACCAATGCCGACTCCTACAGTATTCACAACATTAGCTGTCATTGGCCGGTACGCTGCGGATGGGATGAGTCCGGCGCCGCTTTTGCTGCTAGTCTGTGTATAGTTTACACAGGCAATGACGTGGTGAATCGTCATAGGGTAATGAAGCGGTATGATCCTCCTGTCACCAGTTTCACCCTGAAACGGCGACGACCCTGTATATGGTAAGCTATCTGCGTCTGTTGTACCGCCACGAACAGCGTATCGATTACCAAACATAGGAACCGCAATAACCTCGTAGCAGGCTGTGTCGGCAATGCGCTCCGCATCAGCCCTCAGACTCTTAGAATTATAGCCAGCATTAAGTTTGTTACGGAAAACTGTATCGATTGTTTCCATAACCGTGCTGACGCCCGTGCTGGCGTTATCGGCTGTGATAACATCGGACAGGCCAGGAGCACTAATTGTAACAGGTGTTGTATTTAAGGCTCCATTGTGAGGCGGCATGTTTTGAACAACCGACCCGCCAGAATTGACATCACGACTTAGAAGACGAGACCTAAACCGCAGGCTTACCAAGAGGCTACAGACCTGCAAAGGTGGCGCTGTCTGTTGCGGTAGATCCGTAAATCTAACCTCAAGCATATAGGTTCGATAGGGGTCGATAACCTTTTCTAAGTCGGGAGTGGACAGCGGGTTCAGGCGCAGTTTGTTACCGCCAAAAAACTCTACCCCAGAAGCCTCTAGGTTATACTCAAGACTAGTTAACTCTGTTGCCGACGCACCGGACCAGATCTGCATTTCTTTAGAGAATAAAGAAAGGCGAAGGTTTAACTTGTCGGTTGCAGCAAAATCAAGTTCGCCTTCTTCAGATGACACACCGCCATGGCTATAGTACTGCGTTATTGCCGCACCCTCACTACGCTGATCGAAACTAACACAAACTTCCTCAAGGACGATTTGTGGCGTCGTGGCGTTCGGTGCTCCCGTTGCGCTCCAAAACTCCTGCAAGGGAGGCAGTGTAAATGGTACTGACACGCTACCGTGGCTTTTGGCACCTGTCTGATCATCACCGGGCAACCAAGGAACTGACAAGTTAACCCGAAAGGTCCCCTCGCCCCGCTCAAGATTGTCTTGTGCGACACCAGTATTAGTCAGTCGGGCTAGACCCGTAGAAATTTGGGTGTGTATATGATCCCGCAATAACGCCACGCCACGAGAAAGCCGTTTAAAGTTAATCTTAGGCATCGGCTAGTGGCTCCAACAAACTTAGCGTCAAGTTAGGGCATGAAATTTTCCAAGGAGCGTCGGTCCACTTCGTCTGCTTCGATCCCGATGAGTATCTGGGGATAGTAACTGAAATACGCACCCGAGAGTCTTTATGAATTGGTATGCCAAGATTAGACAAGTTGACTGCAATGCCCTTGTTGTTTCCTCCAGGGAACGCAGGCTGCATATCAGTAGTAGCGGCTCCAACAGTAGTGTTGAACTGCCAATATGTATCAGAGAAATTATACTTATGAATTTCCATATCCGCCTGAGTTCTATCTTCGGGCGACCATGGGTTATCTACTGAAATTTGTATGTCTATATCTTGAGTTGTGTCAGTATTTCCAAAGTCATATTCTTTTGACCCGATGGTATCCTGCATTAAGAACAGGTCGAGGGCATATATAATTGACGGTCTAGTTAGTTGTATGGACTGAGTGAAGGCATACTGGGTAGCGCTTGCAATGGCCGAATAGGCAGAAGCATCAATACCATCAACCTTTGTGCCTTTTAATCTATATGCGTTTTGCGAAAGCGTAGTTGTGTGAGATCCAAACTCATCACTTAGCGTGTTGTATATACGCAGCCAGGGATGTGCGCCCTCCGATGCAGCAGACCCTGTAAAAATAGTTATTGGTGCCCACCCTGCTACTATTTGAGTTTGCATCCATCTGTTTTCAACGTCACCATCAGGAACAGTATCAAGGCGCTCTTCAAGTGCCTGCATTGCCGCTTCCAGGCGGTTGCCGTCCATGGTTGTACCATCGGCAAACTGTTCGTCTGTAAACACCCTGATAGACATTAAATTATTCCGGTTGAGATGCTATTAACAATAGCCCATGTAGTGTGGTTTACAGAGCCAATAATGTTGCAATCTAGCGCAGCATTACCCGCATTGTTAATGATAATACTGCCTGATCCATTCATTACGCCATAGGTAGATGGATTATTAGAGGAAGCAAAGGTGCATCCAAGAAAGATTGCCTTACCAGCAAGGTCTATCGTTGCGTATGTTTTTGATACCGGGGTGCTATAGTTTCTTTGAAACCGACAGTTAATAAATAGCGCCTTAGCCCCAGACTGCACGGTTACTAAACTTGCCTGCTCAATATCCAAGGTGTCAAACACACACCCAACAAACGTGGCGTGCTTGCCAACTACCACTCGCCTGTCAAACGTGGCACCGATAGCGCCATCGACTTGGGTGCCCTCCTTCTCAACCCTAAACCCACCATGGCTGCCGGAAAGAGCGTATACTAAGTTGTTTGTGTTTCGATCCTCAATAACGGGGCTACCACCTCTGCTTATTGACTCGCCAAGCTGACTGATTACATCAGCCACCGAACTAGTCAGGGTGTCGTTAGCCGTCTCAGACAGTGTGCGCTCTTCCGCTAAAATTTTGCGGAACTCGCTCATCGCCCTGTCCTCCTGCGACCACCAGCCGTTTTGACGGCTGCTCTCATGCTATCTATAAGCAGCTTCTCAGCCCTATTCATAACAAACCCAAACGCCATGTGGCTGAGGTATTTGCCTTTGACGGACAGAGACGTAGCGATAATATCTAACTCTTCGTTATCAATAAGATAGCTGCCATACTTCAAGTTGTTGTTGAAGGTTCTGTCTTTCAAAACAGACGCCGCATCTCTCGCACGGGTTCTTATAGATGACTTGTTTGTTTGGAATGTAATGTTCCCATTGGTTTGATCTAAAACTTGAGTTGACCAGTCCTTCCAGTCTGACCCCATAACAACATTGTATAAACCCCAGAGCCAGTTTGATACTAAGGGGTTTGTTGCTTTCCCGTGACTCAAAAGACGAGCGTAGATACCTCTCGATCTAACCTGCCGCTGCTCGTCTATTCCAACCTGAACTGACTTATACGCCCAGTCTACAGGTTGGGCTACATCATCATCCTTGTGCCGATCTGGAGTTCTGAGGGTGCGATGAGCAACAACATCAACCTGAATGTTTCCTGTTCCGCCAACATCATAATCAGCAACAAGACCAGTCGAAGAAAATCCAAAACCCAGTGCGGATGAAGTTAAAGACTGAGGAACAAACGTTATATAAAACAACGGGTTAGGATACTGAGCCATAAGATTTAGCTCACTCAGGGACGAAGACGCATGATCCCATCGTATCCTAATCTGATCACCAGATGCCGACGGCGTTGGCCCAGAGGAATCGTATACTTGCGCTTCTGATGTACCAGCAGAAGGAGCCCCCAAGCTATATCCATCCATGCTCAATATTCGCTCTGGTGGGAACTCAAGGTCGATAACAGCAGTGGCCCCGACCGTTAAAGGTTTCCACAAGGTATTGTTGAACTTAATTACCAAATCAAAGTGAGTGGGTTTAGGATTGGCCGGCTGTGTTACCATCTCTACCAAAACACGGTAGTTGCCATTTGCTAGAACCTCTGGCTTACGAAAGTAAAACCTAGAGTCTGCCTGGCCGGAGTTATTCGACACGATGACATTATCGTCAGCGAAGACCCGGCTGTCCTCATCCTCGACGCTGCGATCCAGTCCGCCCCCACGGCCCAACCTAAGTAACTGGTAACTTTTATTAATTAGAGTTTGAGAGGCTACTGCATCAGTCACTGATTGAGTTTCTAAACCACTAACCAACATAATTGTGTTGTCGCCAACAACAACAAATGGATTAGTTATGTTCCTAGTAACGCCAACCTTCGACGCACCACCGGACACCGACACAAGTGATTCAGTTGGCCACATTGACCACTCACCCACTCGGTAGTACCAAACGCAATTTAACTCATCGACCGAGAACAGCAGAGAGTCGGTCTGTTTATCATATCCAATACTAATAGTTTCAGTACCATCAATACCGTAGGATGTTCTGGGTTGCTCATTGCCGATCGTTGTAGCTCCGCTCTCTTGGAAGTATGATGATACTGGAGAGGTGATCTGACCACCAAAGAAGTCGTCAATAGGCGCTGAAATGTTTGCTATCTGCAACCCGTTCGAGGTCGAGTAAACACCGTTGGCGTCTACCCAGTACACAACGTCACCCTCTGCGCTCACCGCAGAACCACTTAGGCACCCAATAGACCTGCTGACAGGCGACAGGCGACCACCTGAAACAATACTTCCGCCACGGTTGGGTTGATAAAGAAAAGTTTCAGATGATGTAAAAATTATTAAATTGTCATTTATAGGCGCTATAGCCGTAATAATATCCTTGCTCGGCACCTCAATGAAATTTGGCGCAGCAAACTGATTTGATTTACCAGAGTCTGAAAAGTAGACTGTGCGATCATCGGCAACAACAAAGTGCCCCATCATGTGGGAAGCAACACGAGGGCGAGGGAATGTCGTTTGGTTCAAATAAACAAATGCTGCATCGAGCACCCCGTCAACCGGGACAACAGGGTGAACAAGGCTCGACTCAGAATAACCTGTAACCCACTGATGTCGATCAAGCGCCGGGACTTGCTTGGAGCGCAAGTTTCTAAAGTCAGCAGGGTGATACGAAAGCAATCCGCTTCTTTGGTTTCCAAAATAAAGCACGCCGTTGAAGAACTCAAAGAAGAACGGCTCGGATGTAGCTGCTACATAAGCCTGTCTATCCTGGCTCTCATTAGACTCATAGCAACCATACCACTCGTCCATGTTTAAAGTTTCGCCATCGTTCTCCGAAGTGTGACGATGCAGAACCTCTTCCCATGACTTATTCGTTTCCAAATCATAGATGCGAACACTGTAATAGTTTCCAAATCGCTCAGGGTTTCCACTTGGATAAGTTACATTACTAGGAAACTGGTCGTGAGAAGACGCTGTAGATGCTCGCATCAGGAACACCGAAATAACCTGCTGATGGCCAAAATCCGTTACAATAGCCTTGCTGCCGAGGTGCTCACGATAGAGAAAATCAGATGACGTAACATGAGAAAGCAGCGTAGTGTCAAGCTGGTCTACCTGGCCAAACCCAGGTCTTGTTTGCCACGCACTAGTACCTGAAGGATTCCAGAGGTTCTGAACCCATTCTGGTTTAGATGTTTCTGTAAGGGACATCCCACCCTTAGCAAGTTCAACCTCTACGGTAGTGGCAGCCATCAGAACACCTCAATAAGTCGCTGAGTGCTTTGCGCTACACCACCCCTCCAGAAGCGTGTGAGCCAAGTCTTTAACTCTCTAATCTTTTCCTGCCGCCTGCGTTCCAGAGCAGTATTCTCAGCGTTGTCTCGTACCTCGTAATACTTAGCAGCCATTAAAGCGATCAGCGGATGAAATTGGTCAAGATTGTCTATAAAGCCACTAGCAGCATCAAAGTCTACCGTGTGATAAGGAACAAACTCAATACGCATAGTTTCAGTGTAATCGTAACCGAAACAAATATTGGTCCCCTGCCGAGCGTAATCATCGCCACATAAAAGCTCGACGTTGTTTCGTGGGTTTAAATATTGCGTCACTTGATTGCTTGTTGTGCTATCAATCCTAGCAATACGAACCAGTCTTTGAATTTTAAACTCAGATGTAGCGCCGCCATTGGAAGCACTACTGAGAAACTTGATGTTTGGAGGCGCTGTATCAGGAACTGTTAAATCATATTTATTAGTATTGTTCAGCGTGATGAACGCTTGTTTCGTGAAGACATCAGGCTGAATACTAACCACAAGGTCTCGAAACTCACGATAAGCCTCCGACAGCATCGTTACCGCCTGGGCTTTTGTTAGAAATGTTTCATCGTCCTCGTCAATTAAAGAACGAAAGAAGTTGTATACTTCGCCTGTATTCATCCGCCACCGCCCATGTTGGTCATGGCAATGCCACGTTCAGGGTTTGCTTCCCCGTCCATTTGCTGGCGGAACGCCTTTCTAGCGCTGAACTCACCATGAGCCTCGGCTGCTTGAACTGACGCTGCGGGTGCTCCATACGAAGCCATCAGCTTTGTAGCGTCCTCACGCTGTCGCTCCTGACGAGGGAAGACAGTTCTTTCGAGCATCTGACTGCGTGCTTCTTCGTCCGCCTGACCAAACGTCTGTAAAGAAACAAAGACATCACGGATGTACTGCTGAATCTCTGGGTCTAGCGTGTAGTACGTTTGACTCTGGATGAAGTCGCCAAAGACCTGCTTGAACGCTTCGAGGTCGTCAGTAGCAAAGATCTCAATAGTGTTGCCCTGGGTGGCAGCAATCAAGAGTTCCTGTGCGTGACTCATCGCTCGCATGCGCTTGGTCACATAGCTGCTACCAGTGCGGAAGTTGATCTCACGCTGTGCATCCTGCGGCGAAATCAAACCAGCCTGCATAAGGTCTAAGACCCGCTTCTCACGGTCTTGGATCTCATCACGGAACAGGGAGCCAACTTCGACACGGATCTCTGGATCTTCAGCGATGTCAGTATCTTTGAGTTGCTGGTACACCATGATCCCGGTGTCATCCATCATACGGATGAGACGTGACTCTTTATAGTGAGCCTTCATCAGAGCCAGAACAACCTTACACAGATCAATGAACGCATCCTCGATGCCATCCTGTGTAACCTGCAACTGGGTCATATCCATCGCTGACAAGTTCTGGATAGCTTGCCCGGAGTGAATACCGATGGCCCGCTTGCCCAAGGTCGTCGAGTGGATGCCCATAATGTCGCCGACCTCAGATTCAAGCTGGGCAATGTTTTGGGGGACGTAAGCGGGAAGTCCGGGCATCTGGACCGGGCTAGGAGCCCGCCCGCCGCTATCGTCATAAAAGATCTCATTACCAGGCTTGCCAGTAATCATACCAGCCTGCACCCCGGAAGAGTTTGGAATCATCCACGGTGGGTTGGCGGTGAGAAGCGTGTTCTCAATCACCTGCTGACGAGATCTATTATAATGGATTTGGACATCGATGACCGGCTCAATGGCACCCATGCCCCAGAGGATACCCTCTGTTACTGTATGGCGAATGAACTGAATCGGGAATGTCTTACCAGGCCACTTCGTCTCGAACAGCATATGTGGACCCATAATCACACAATGACGGCCATCCTTGTAGTACACCTGATGAATATCTACCGTGTTCTTAATCGGCTTCTGCTGTTGGATCTGAGAACCGAAGTAACTGCGTAATCCGTGGGGTGGGCCTGCCTCGGACTGCTCTTTGATCTGCTCTTTGTGGTCCGGGTACGCTTCTTCCAGATCCTTCTTCTTTACTATCTGGCGGATAGCAACAAATGAAGATTCTTCAATTTCTGTGGCACCGGGCTCGAAGTACAGGTCGTAAGGTGCGATTACCTCTGTAACCACCTTGTCCTTCTGCTTGCTGTATCGGGTAAGAACACCCACGTTGCCGGTCATCAGAATCCAGCGGACCATCTTGCCCACTAGGCTCTTCATCTTACTATCGTACCAATAGTAGGACAGAGCAGCCTCGCTCGACTCAGCCTTGAGAATATCCTCTACGCTGTCCGATGCTGGCGCTACCGCTACGGAAGGATAAGCCGCAATCAACTTAGCCTGTAGGTTTCTAAACGGGTTGACGATCTTATTAGCCGTAAAGGTGTTGCGAGCACGACGAGCCACAAACCTCCGACGGGCATCATCATACCTAAGATGCTGTTGGTTGTTGAGAAACAGAGCGCACATGTCCCAGATGCGCTTGTACCGATCCTTATCGGTATCGCACTCCTGAATCATGGCTAGGACGGCTTTCGCCTTCTTGTCCTCTTTCACGCTAATCTCTCAACGCTTCGGCCAATAGAGCCAGATTTGTTTTGCCGTCTTCGTTTCGCTTGATTGCGGTTCCGATGGTCTCCATCGTCCCCTCAGCAAGGTTAGCGCCCATTTGATTACCACCACCCGCTGCGCTCCCAATTGCACCGCCAACCGTGCGACCGAGGGCGGACCCCAAGGCAGCCCCCGGCGGACCTCCAACTACATTGCCGATGAGCCCACCCGCAAGAGCGCCGACACCCTGGCCTGTTTGCGCTGACTGCTGCTCTCTTTGAGCCGCCATTTGCTGACCCCGACGAGCCATTGCAATCCGTTTAGCTTGCGCCGTTGGGTCCATACCGAAAGCCATTAGATGTCCCCCCGCAGATAGTTGATGCCGTAGTAGGCATCGTCAATGTCGTCGTTGTCCCCAGCCCCCCCGCTGAACACGGGGAGGTCAAGGGACCTTTGACGAAGCCGCCGAAGACCCCACCAGATCGCAGCCAAGAACCATAACTGGCCAAGGCTGACGATCAGGAGGGATACTTCGAGCCACAACACTAGTTTGCGACGCCAACCAGAACGCCGTTGGCATTCGGACGCTTAGCAACCAAGTTGTGGTAGTAACGAGCAAACGCCTCGTACACATCCTTAGAAGAGGTACTGCGACTAAGAACGCTTCCATCAAGATCGGCCATGCCAGGATCTTTGAGCGTGACATGAGCCCAGGTGCTCGGAGCCAGGGCAATCACGCAGCCCTTCGGAGCGTGACGACTAGCACGGAACGGAATTCCGCCGTAGCTCATCTGCTGGGTATTGAAGCCAGCGTCAGCGCCCTTGCCAGATTCATTGCTGGTAATACGGAAGTTGCTACCCGTGACCTGCGTCAACGTCTTAACGTAAGCGTCCATGAACCCGTGCTCGACGAAGAACATCTCTGGGCGCTTGTTGCTTTGACGCTGAATCTTGGTGAGCAACTTTTGAAGGTGCCCACTTTCAAAGTCAACGCCGGTACCAGCCGCAGCACACCCACTATGAAAGCTGGAGCGCAAAGCGCTGTAATCAGGAACCGCCCCACCAGGGTTGGTACGATCCAGGCCGAACAGGCTTTCCTTGCAAAGGTTAGTAAGGATACCGGAGGGCTGCTCTGCAACCGTTTCAGTGCCACCTGCACTAACATCAGCGTAGCTTGCAGCCTGGTCAATAATAACAGCAATCGGCACGTCGTTGGGAATTACCGGAGCCGCACTGTTACCTGCACCCAGAATCACTTCGGCGCTCGACGTAGCAGAACTTGCATTGGCCGTCAGTTTGACCGTGGTCGCACCATTGGTAATTAGAGCGTATGTGTCCATACGAACCAACCGGCAAGCGATAGCGGCGCCACCAAACGCAGGCAGATGCTCAGCGTTCCCGAAGAAGTCGGCAGCAGCAGCGTTCAGGTTAGCGTTCTTACGCATGACGAAGCCGATGCAGCCACCACCCGAAAAGAAGTACTGATTGGCACGGTTAGAGAGAGACTCCAAGCAGCCGTCAATTTCTTCCTGAAGGGTTGCCTTCAAGCCCTGGGGGTTGTTCCGTCCAGACTCAATAGCAGGTCCGGTCAACTCCATGCGGCTGTAGAGATACTTAGCGTCGACACTCATACGAGCACGACCAATTTCCCCAGCGTCCGGGATTGTTTGGTTTTCGCCACGATAACCAGCGGAGGTGTTACGTGCGTAGTTAATGGGAACGATCGCTTGTCCGTCGGTAAAGCCAGTGTTGTGCTGCTTAAACAACTCGACGGCGAGGATCTCGCGATTCAACTGATCTTCGACCTTGGAGACGAACGTGTCGTTCATCCAATTACGAATGTCAGTAATAGTTACTGGTGTAGCCATTTTATTAAATCCTTATCAGGTTAGGCCGAACAGCTTATCCAGGCTGTCCTGCCATGATTGTTTATTTTGGCCGGCCTGCCCCGAGGATCTTCTCCCCGTTTGAGAACCGACTTCCGGGGGAACGTCGGGGGCTGCTTTGTTCTCGGCGAGATACCGAGCGATAGCACCCTCCTCAATTTCTGCGAGGCGCTGAGAATACATAGCGCCAAACGCATTGAGGTCCGCATGTGGATCACGGTTGAGAGCCTCGTAGAACGCCTCTTCCGGTACGCCGGGGTTGCCTGCAACAGCGTGCTGGACCTCCCGCAGTACATTCTGAGTCTCTACATCGACATCTCGGTTGTAAGCCAACTGCTCATACTGCTGCTGCAAAGCGTTGAAACGCTGGGCAACCATCGGGTCTAGGTAGTCATCTTCGGCCTGGGTAACGGCAGGCTGTGCCGACTGCTGTGGTTGCATTTGTTCCATAAAGGAACGGAAGCGCCTGGCTTCCTCTAGCTCCTGTTGCAGCGAAGCGACTTTCTCCTCGACACCGCTCAGTTTTTCCTGAGCCTCGTTGCGAGAAGCAATGACCTTCGAGAAGCGGGAGTACGGCACGTTGTGCCCGGTTTCCGGCTCCTCTGTTGCAGTTTCGACCTGGGGGGCAGCAGCTTCAGGTGCTGGAGCCTCTTCGGTCTGGACCTCGTTGGAGCCCGAAGGCTCGGCTTCATTCGACCCGGCGAAAAGTCGATCCATGTCCGCATCAGTAATTTCGATGCCCATTTAACGCCTCCAAAAGAAAATCGTGTTTTACGGCCACGCGCACGAGTGGGGTGGGTATTACCTGCCATTTTGGCAGGGTGTCAAGTATCAGGACATTTCCACAAATGGCTGGAGGTCGTTGTCTCCCTCTGCCACATAGGCTCTGCCGTTGCGACGCTCCCAGGTAAGCATCTGCTCAATGCTTCTGGGCTTGAATGCCTTAGCTGCATTTGCCTTGATTCCATGGATCTGATCTAGGCCCATAAGTGCTAGACCGAAAGCGAATACCATGTCGTCGTGATTGCCTGGTGATGCTTCGACTCGACCACGTTTATTGTAGATGAGCGAGTTGGCTTCCCGCAGGAAAGTTGGGCATGTCATCTTCACCCAGCCTCGGGTGACATATTCGTACACCCGTGACAAAAGCTGCTGTCTCGAACTGGCATTTGTATTGAAGCCAAGTAGCTCCGTCCACTTGCCGCCCGTCTTCTCTTCCTTGGTTCTTCGGTACAGCCGTCGATGCTCGTGCCTCAGCTTCTCGATAATGGGCACACCGTAGCCACCAGTTGTCTCAACAACCACAAGGCATTGATGTCTCATGCCTTTTTGGTCGTGATACTTGGCAACTTCTTTATCTACGATTTCCTTGAATAGTGCGGGCTCTACTCGGTCGTAGAAGGAGGAGCACACTTTGATGTCGTGTTTTTTGGTAACATCCAATACCATAAACGCGCTGTAGTCCCCCCCAGGAGACCCAGACGCAGTATCGACCCCCATTGTGTAGATTCTGTAATCTAAGGGTTTGTGCCACTGCTCGTATCCTTCTCTGATCTTTGTGTAGGGAAACGGGGTCTTGAAGAAGCGAGCCCCTGAAACAATGAATGAAAGTTCTGGTGATGCTGGGTGCTCTTGGTTGAAGACATCCCAGTTGTTGCCACACTTGGTGCGTAGCTGCTTAGACATCCAGTTCTTCTGGCCTGCGTCTAGCTTGTAGTCTTCTGCATACTTGTTTTCGAGGTCGCTAAACTCTTTATAGGGCTGCTCCTCCATGGTCATACGTGGGTCGGACAGCCAGTTGAGGAAGATCTTATTCCAGCCGTTGTCCTTGATCCATAGTTCATGAGCATCGTTCAGTCCGTTGGCTGTGGACTCCATGATGACTTTAGCTTCCTTGCCGGCAGTGCCGAACAGGGCGCTCATGGTCTTTTGAGGATCTTTCCAGAATGCGTACTCAGAAGCGTGTATGTACTGGTAAGTTTGGGACCGCCATCGCTCAGAGTCTGCCGTACCCACTTTAATTTGCGATCCTGTCTTGAAGCGCATTTCGTCGGAACGGGACTTGATGGTTGGGATTTGAAACTGCTTCGGAAGGTGGCGATAAGCGAACTTATAGATTTCAAAGATTTCTTCCGCTGACTTGTCGTCATGGGCGACGACAGCGCACTTGGTGTTTCTCCAGAAGAGAACCTTCCAGAGGAAGTAGAGAGCGATGACAGTGGACGACCCGAGTTTACGGGCCTTGAGAATCATTACGTTGTTGTGGGTGTTGAGCCCGGAAATAATCTCTTTCTGTGCATCGAACGGGTCGATGGTGCAGATCTTACCGTTGATGTCTGACAGCTTGGCGTAGCGGGTAGCGAAGTACCAGAAGTTGTTACGACAGGCTTCGACTTCCTTGCGGAGCCTGAGTGCTCTGTCGTTAATCATCTACTCTTCTTCTTCTTCCTCTTCCATCTCGTCTTCGTGGAGGTAGCCTTCGTCCTTCAGCTTGAGATGCTCTTCGTAGGTCTTCACTTTGACCTTCTTGCCGGACTCTGGGTCGATCATGATATGAGGCTCGAAGTTCTCACGCTCGGCTTCTTCCTTGGCTTTCTTCACAGCGTCCTTACGGGACTTGCCAGCCTTCATGCCTTTCTTAGACATAGGCATGCCTAGCATGATGGTGATCGCCATGCCCTTGCCGTGAGGGTTGCCCTTCTTCTTTTCACCATACCCCATAATTAATACTTACCACCTTTTCTCATGGCAGTTGCATTTTTGATTGCCTGCTTGCGAGACTTAGAGGCTTTTTTGCCTTTCATTCTAGCCGGACCCATGACCATGCTAATAGGAATCTTCGGAGGCTTGTTGCCCTTAGCTGTCAGGGGTAGCGTAATTTTCTGACCCACTTTAATCTTGTTCTTATCTTCGATCTGCGGGTTGAAGCGCATAAGAGCAGAAACCGTGGTGCCATACTTTTTAGCCAAGGCTGAAAGCGTATCACCCGACTTAACGGTGTGCTGTTGCTTCCGACCCGCCGCTGCTCGACCCATCGCCGATGCCACGCGCTCTTTCACGGGAGCCCGCTCTTTAAAACTATCGCTGGCCTTTCGGGGAAGCGTGACCTTATCACCAACTTCGATCTTATCTAAGTCTTCAATTTGAGGGTTGGATTTAGCGAGTTCCCCAAGTGAAACACCATAACGCTTGGCAATACGAGATAGCGTCTCGCCTTTCGATACGGTGTGCTGCAACTCTTCCCCCTTGAGGCGGCGCTCAAATGTTGCACCCACGCGCTCTCGCACCTCGGGAGACATCTGACTAAGACTAGCTGAAATTTTTTCGGAATCTGTTTTCTCTGCCATGACTGATCCTAACTGTTAGCGACGGCTTCCGCCTCTTTCTGACTTGTACGGGTATCGATGAGAGTCAAGCAAGCCTTGATCCAAGGAACAAAGTTCTCGCAGAAGCGCTCTACTTCTTTGGGTTTCTCGTGAATGTGAGCAGGGAACGTCTCCAGGCAGTTCATAAACTCTTTGGTCTTGTGCCAGAGCATACGGTGCCGATCGTTCATG